TTTACATTACCAACATGTCCTATCTGCAATATGATAAAAACAAAATTACATGATAATGGATATAGTTATATAGAACGCCCATTTGAAGAACTACCGGATACAATTAAAACCGACCGCGCGCCGGTATTATTCAATGGAGAAGAGTATCTCCTTTCTCCATTAGAAATGAAAAAATGGATTGAGGAGTGAACTATATGGATATTAGAGTTAGATTAAGTAAAAACTTTCAAACGGCATACAATCGCTTGAGCGAAAAATATGGAGAAGAAATGGCATATCTCAATGGGTTTGGAGATAAGCAATTATCTTATACAGATTTTATTGATAATTTTATTGATAAAGATACTGTAGCTGATGCTTCAGTAGATGGTAATTCAAATGTTGGTAATAAAGATATGCGAACTCTTATGAATGAGATGCCAAAACCCCATAGAAAATTACTTGCATTTAATAAGATTTTTTATGAAATGAATAAACGTTATGGCTTTAAAGATGCGAACGATTGGCTAGAAAAAGAATGGACTAAAGCGCTTTATATGCATGACTCTGATACAAGTACATATGTTCATTATTGCTTTGCATATGACCTAAAGGATGTTGCAGAAAAAGGACTTTTCTTCCTTAATAATTTCAATGCAGAACCGCCACGCCATTTAAGTACATTTGTTGATTTTGTAAAAGAATTTATTAGTTTCGCAGCAAATCGTAGTTCTGGTGCGGTAGGCTTGCCTAATCTTATTCCTTATATGTATTATTTCTGGAAGAAAGATGTAGCTAATGGATATGCAACTAAGTCACCAGATTATTATGCAAGACAACAAATTCAACGTTTTGTATATGCTGTAAATCAACCTTATGTTCGTGATGGTATGCAGAGTGCATTTACTAACTGTTCTGTTTTTGACATGAAATATCTCGAAGCATTGTTTGCAGGTAGTCAATTCCCTGATGGTTCCTTTATGATTGATGATCTAAAGGAGATTCAAGAATTCCAAAAAGTATTTATGGAAACAATTGCTGAAATTCGCCAACATAATATGTTTACTTTCCCAGTTCTTACAATCTCATTACTTCGTAAAGATGGCAAGTTTGCAGATGAAGAATTTGCACGTTGGGGTATTGAACATAATAGAATTTGGAGTGATTCCAATCTCTTTATTGATGATAGTGTTAATTCACTAAGCAACTGTTGTCGCCTAAAGAGTAATATTGAAGACCTTGGATATTTCAATAGTATCGGCGGCACAGCCTTAAAGGTTGGCTCAGTAAAAGTTTCTACTGTAAATCTTGCACGCCTTGCTCTTGAGTATCCTGGCGATGAAGATTTATATTTAACCGCACTTCATGAACTAGTAGAATTAGATTGTAAAGCATTAGACTGTGTACGCCATATTATTATGCGTAACGTAGAAAAAGGTCTACTTCCTAATTTTAGTAAAGGAATTGTAGATTTTGATCATCTATATAACACAGTTGGCATTATTGGTATTTATGAAACAATGAAAACTTTTGGTTATACAAGAGAGGACGAACTTGGAAATGTATACTATACGGAAAAAGCCGATGCATTTGGAAAGCGGATATTTGAAATGCTTCATGCAACTAAAGATGCCTTCGCTGCAGATAAAGATTATAAAATTAATGTAGAACAAATCCCAGGAGAGTCTGCCGCGGCTAAAATGCAAATTGCAGATGAATTCTTCTTCCCAGATACAGTTGTAAAAGATTTACCACTTTATGGGAATCAGTTTATTCCACTAGGGATTAAGACCACGATGGTAGAACGTATTCGTATTGCATCATTATTTGATAGTTATTGTAATGGTGGCTCAATTGCTCATTTAAATATTGATGCACCATTTGATACATTTGAAAAAGCTTGGGATGCAGTAAATTATATTGCAGATCAAGGATTAACATACTTTGCATTTAATACAAAGATTCAAGCTTGTGCTCATAATCATGCTTTTTATGGAACTAAATGCCCAATTTGTGGCGGTGATGTTACTACAGAATATACGCGTATAGTTGGCTTCTACACTCCAATTAAATCTTGGAGTAAAGAACGTAAGGCTGAATTCAAACTACGTCAATGGGAGCATATAAATGAGACTAAAGGGAATAATTGATTATGATTGCAACAATTATAAAGAGCCAACCCTAACGCTTGAATTTCCTTATTGTGATTTTAAATGTGATAAATTAAATGGCTGTCCCGTGTGTCAAAATGCACCGCTCGCGCGCGAACGAGATATAGATGTTAGTGGAGATAAAATATGGAAATTATATTCTGAAAATCCGCTAACAAAGGCATTTTGTTTTCAAGGATTAGAACCATTTGATAGTTTTATGGATTTAATGGACTTAATTATATTCATAAGACGAGAGAAACATTGTGACGACCCTATTATTATTTATACAGGATATAATAAGGGAGAAGACAAAGTTGTTGAAATGTTTTTAAGTCATTATAAAAATATTATAGTTAAATGGGGCCGTTTTATATTAGGTCATGAGCCTCATTATGATGAAGTGCTTGGAGTTAAATTGGCAAGCGATAATCAATATGGTGAGGTGATAAAATGCGAATCCATGTAACTGAAGATAGAGAAGTTGTTGATTATGTGCGTAAAGCACTTAAAGAGAATGAAGGCTTTTGTCCATGCGTTTTTGAAAGTCGTGGAAAAGAACAATATCGTTGTTTATGTGAAGATTTTAGACTCCATAAGAAAGTGGGCGAAGCCTGTCATTGTGGTTTATACATAAAAGACGAAGATTAAATATTTGACAAATTCCTAGAAATCTGATATAATATAGTATAAAGAAAAATAGGTGATGTTATGATCTATATAATAATTGGATGTATTATTATAATTGGATTTCTAGGAATTAAACTTTGTCAAAAATAGAAAATTGATAAAACTGAACTAGAAAATTATCGTAATCAACTATTAGATACTAAGGCTGAGAAAAAGCTATTAGATGAACAAGTTGATTATGAAAAATATAAACTTGATGAGTGTAAAAAAGATCTTCAAGCCGCGCTTGATGTATACTAGAACATAACCGATAATCGTTTAAAAGAAATAAACGATTAGATGGAAGAACAGCAAAAAAAACGACAAGAAGATTTAAATAAAGTAATTGAATCTAAATAGAAAGATGTTGATAATGAAATATTACGTTTAGATGAAATACTAAAAAACACTAAGGCAGAAACAGAATATGAAGCAGCTCAATATTGGTATAAAGTAAATCAAGAAAAACAAAGGTATGAAAGTTTACTTGAACCTATTAAATAGTATGAGAAGGAAAAGCAAGAACGATTGTTCTATACTATCTAGTTGCCAGAAGAATACCAAGGCGATATTGAGTTCTTACTTACAACTGTCGCAGCAAAAGTATAGCATCCAGATATAATAAGTAAATTAGTTTGGACAGAATATGTCAAACCTAATATAGAAGATACTTTTAAACGTATTGAAATAAAGTCAGAACCCGGAATATATAAATTAACTAGTTTAGAAACTGGTAAAGCATATGTTGGCAAAAGCACTGATGTAAAAAAACGTATTGCAGATCACTTTAAGTCAGTAGTCGGAATAAAATCAATCGCAGATCAAGCAGTGCATCATGCAATTCTAAAAGAAGGATTTTGGAACTGGACAATTGAAATCATTACATATGCAGATAAAGACAAATTGAGTGAATTAGAAAAATATTATATAGACTTCTTTAAAACATAGGAGTTTGGATATAATAAAAATGCTGGAGGATAACATGGAAACAGGATTAAAAGCGGAATTACCCGTACTAGATGATGCTTGTCCTGAAGAAGTTAAAGAAGAACTAACTTCTGAAGAGCTAATAAAAAGATATGCAGAAATACAAAAAATTAGTCTTGAAGAAGCAAAAGAACAGGTAGGAGCGGATACTCCAGAAGAAGTTTTAAAGAAGATTCAAGATAAAACAATTGAAAAAATTAACTCAACGAGAGTACCAATGAATCGTGCTCAAAGACGCGCACTGAAAAAGAAAGTTGGTGCGAAGAAATATGCTGAGATGGTTGCCGAAGGCGGCGATGTAGTTAGCGCTGTAAGCGAAACTGCAAAGAAACTTAATTATATAGATTTAATTCAAAAGTTAAGAAAATTAAACGAAGAAAAAGGAGAACAAGATTATGGCGATTTATGATACAAAGTGGGTAAAAACAAGTCATTGTGATACAGAAAGTGAAGCCAACTCAGTCGTAGAAGATTGGAAAGCAAAGGCGCTAAAAGAAGGATTTACAATCACAAAGACAAAGGTTGATTATAAGACAAAGAAAGATCGTAAGACCGGAGAAATTACCGAAGAATGGTGGATAGTCGAAGTTACGATTTCTTATGATATTTAAGGAGGTTCAGTATGAATGAATTAAATACACTATTAGAAGCCATTAAAAGTTTAACAGAAATAGATGATGAAGCATTAACTAGTGAAACTCTAAAGAGTCTACTTGATGGACTAGAACAAAATTTTTCACCGGAATTGGTTCAGCAATCTATAAATCAGATAGTTAAAAATCTAGAAGATCAAGGATTAAATAAGCAGGAAGCCGCGGCTGCAGTCACTGCATTATCAGATACACTAAAAGAACTAGTATATGGTGAAAATCAATATACTGGTAATAAAAAGATATTAGTAGATGCTGTTATGAAGCATATGACGGATATTTTTGATGCGGCTGTTGAAAAATATCATTCTTATTCTATTGAACTTCCTATGACAGTAGATACTAAAGCAGGAGCAAAGGTACCAACTTATGCTCATGATACAGATGCTGCAGCAGATTTATATGCTCCAGCTGATCAAATAATTCCTGCACATTCTTATGGAAATATGATTAAAACCGGAGTAAAGATTCAGTTACCAGAAGGTTGGTTAGCTATGATTCTTCCACGCTCCAGTATGGGAGTAAAAACTCCTCTTCGTTTAAGTAATAGTGTTGGATTAATTGATAGCGGCTATCGTGGAGAACTTGGAGTCATTTATGACAATACATCTGATAATGATTATCAAGTAAATGCTGGAGATCGTATCGCTCAGCTACTAGTAATGCCAAGCTATCGCTTCCAAGCTAAAGTGGTAGATATTCTAGCAGACTCCGACCGTGGAGAAGGCGGCTTTGGCGCCAGCGGAAAATAATGGGAACTATTAATATATATAGTGTATAGAACGCGTTAGAAGCTGAAGGGTGGAAATTAATAAGTGAAACATATAAGAACTTAAAGACTCCACTTGAAATGATATGTCCATAGGGACATAAACAAGAACAAACTTTTGATAATTGGCGAAAACATAAATTATGTGATATATGTTTAGCTGGTGATCCTTATAAAGTCAAAAAAAATAAGGTTCCCAAAAAAGGAACAGACACATAGCGTATTTTAGCCTTAGATGCTGCAACTGGCACCACAGGATATGCAATATATGATGATAAAGTATTAGTAGGATTTGGAACATTTAAAACCACCGCTAGCCTTCCGGCTACCGAACGCATCAATTAGGTGAAAAATTGGCTCAAGGCTGCAATAAAAGAATGGCAACCAGATTTTGTTGGAGTTGA